AGATAAGCTGTGAGGTGTTGTCAGCAGTGGTAATTGTGCAAGTGTCTGCAAAAGTCGCGCCAGCGTTGAACGCGGCGGCACCAGCAGCAGACATATCAAAAGTAAGGGCTGTTATGGTAGAGCCACCATCATTACCTTTAAATATCAAATCCTCGTCTGAAGCAGAACTCATAATGACTAAATCACTTTCAGTTCTAAATATGTTTCCATAAAGTGTTCCGTCATCTTTAAGTAAGATACCATTGCCTTCACCTTGAAGGTTTACATCAACTATAAATTCACCTTCCACATCAAGCGTCATATCTCCAGATGACAGAGACAAAGTAGTTCCATCAAGTGTAAAGTTATCTACAACTACGCCAGCATTTGCAGTAACTACACCGGCAACACCAAGAGTAGATGCCATGTCAACAGCGCCGTCGATGTCCACAACATCAAGATTTGTCGTACCATCAACGTCTAAGTCGCCGTTAAAGTCAGCATTACCTGTAAGTGTCGCTGTGCCAGTAACACTTAGATTACCGCCCACACTCATGTTGCTGTCTACATCGCCACTGAACACACTGAACGTGTCGTAGACAACAATCTCTACTTGGTCGTTTGCAGACAGCGCAGACAGACCAGCAATCGTGTTAGCAGTGTCTGTGTTATAGTCTGTACCAGCAACCAGTGCTACACCGTTGACTGACACATCAACAAATTCACCGTCAGTAAAGGTAAGAGTACCACCAACAGTCATAGTGCCAGAGATAGATGTTTCACTACCGCTGGCTGTTTTGTAGTATCGCTTGCGTGTTGCCTGTGATGGGGACTTACCTATATACGGCATTATCCTACCTCTGCTTGTACCTCTTCAGTCTGTACAGACTTGATAAGTTCGTTTGTAAATACGTTTTGTGCAGCTTGTACTTGGTCTAGTTCAAAGCGAATGTTCGCAGCCTTGTTTTGGCAAGAGCGAATCTGACTAATAAGATACGTTTGCTTTTCGTCCATGTCTTCTGGCTTGTAATCTTTGCCGTCGATTGTAATTATGTTCTGTGTCAATTTATTCTCCTAGCTTTCTAGTGCCGCCAAGCGGGTTTCCAACTTTTCAATCTTTCTGTGTGCATCCTGTAAGGCTGATACAAGGATTGGTGTGATGCGTCCATAGTCCATTGACATCATCGCATCGTCATCGTCGCCAGTGGACACTGCATCTGGCATAATTTCCTGCATCTCTTGTGCAATAAAGCCCATGCTGCGTGGGCCATCAGGGTCAGCCTTCCAAGCGTATGACACAGGGTTCATCGCCATGAGTTTATCGGTGGCTTCTAGGGGTTCAATGTCTTGCTTCAGGCGTCTATCTGAAGTGGTGCTGTAGGTTGTTCCAGAAGCATCAACATCAATAGAGCCTTTGGTGTTACTTGCCTGTTGGAACAAAGCGATTGTTCCTGTGTTAGACAAACGATTTAAATAAAGCGCAGTTGAACCATCTCTTGTTGCCTGAAGATAACCAGAGGCTCCAAATTCTACACCAGCAGTTCCAATGTTTTCAGCAGTTTTGCCTAGTAAAAAATTCCCACTGGATAAAAACCTTGCCCTCTCATTTTGAGCAGAATAAAATTGTAAAGAACGAGCGGCGTGTTCATAATTTATCAAGCCATCAATGCTCGATGAGCCGTTAGGAAAAGCTATTGCAGCACTGCCAGAATTGTTTGAACCACCACAGATGCTAAGTCCTACATGGGTTTCACCCTCTATAATAAAAGCATCATAGCTTGTGTTAATTGCATATCCACCGTTTCTTGCACTTTCAAAAACATGCAGTTTTGACGTAGTGTGAGGGCTGTTAGTATTAATTCCGACAGCATCATTACCGCCATCAACAAATAGCATGTTAGCAGCACCGTTGGATTCAACACGGAAATCTACGTCTACGCTATCCTCATTAAAAACTGTTTCATCAGAATGAAGTTTCATTCGGCTGTTTCTTGAGCCACCCTTCATAGTGCTGAAGGTCATGTGAGCATCTTCTGTGCCATCCGACACATCAATAGCCCCTACAAAAATATCGCCATACTGCGTGGATTCACCAGCATCGTTGTCTATCTTAAAATTAATTTGACCACAGTTGTCACCATCAGCGGGACTGGAACTGTCTCTAGTCAAATCAAGTTTTGGCCCAAGACTGCCATCTGCATCTGTAGACTTGAGTGTTAGTTGTACTTCGTTTCCAGTTGTAGTGATTGTTGCAGAAGATGATGATGTAATCGCACCGTCAACTTGCAATGTGGACGCCATATCCACAGCACCGTCAATATCTACAACATCAAGATTTGTTGTACCATCAACGTCAATATCGCCACTGATGTCCAGTGATGCAAATACAGAAGTGCCTGTTCCAGTAACCGTGCCACCAACGCCCAAGTTACCTACAATCGTTACGTTTGTAGTGCCTGTAGGTATTTCAAGAACATCAGCATCCGCATCATTCTTTATCGTAATATCATTTGTTGAACCTTGCCCTGTAAGGATAAGACCCTCTGCACTGGTAAAGCCAAGAGCTGCCGCATCACCTGCGGCAGTGTCTCCTGTAGGCAACACAGTGCCAGATGCTGTTACGTCACCAGTAACAGTCACATCGTTTTTTAATTCTGATGTGCCAGTGACAGTAAGATTGTCGGCTGTGTTAAATCGTTGTACCCCTGCACCAATATACGGCATTAGGTAATCTCCATATAACTCATAGTGACTGATAGTTTGTCAGCAACAGAAGCATCTATGTTTATTTTGTCTCCAACATTCAACACGATTTTGTTGCCACTCATGATCTCTACAGTAGATCCTACAGGCACAGGTATATCCTTCACGATGTGTGCCGTAGTGTTCTGAGTCTGGCTAGTTTGAGTTGTGGTGCTTTCAAGTTCTACAGTTCCAGTAACCTGTGAAGTGTGAACATTAGCAAGCGTCAATCCAAGAACGATAACTGTGCTGCCACTTTGTACGGTATACAAAGTTTCTGGTGTACCAGATGAAGCGGGGGCAACATCTCTTGTTATAACTTTAAAGGTATTAGCCATCTAAATCTCCATCACCCCAACGCGATTGCAAGCGCCGTAGCCTCATCTGCCGCTGCCGCCGCCGTTGTTGCACCTATGTCAGATAGCACTTCTGAAGCAGATCTACCTTCGATAGACGTACCATCAACCCGCAAAAAATCGTCATCTGCCACCCCAGATGTAAATTTAGCAACATTAGTGTTTGAAATGCCTGTATCTAATACAGCAGCAGTTCCTAATCCGATATCTGATCTTACTTCTGATGCGCTCCTGCTTTCCAAGCCACTTGCTGTAAATCGCGCAAACTCATCGTCTGCTACGGATGAGCTATCAATCTTAACGGCGTTAGTATTAGATATACCAAACGTCAGTGACGCTTGTGCGCCAATATCAGACAACACTTCTGATGCAGATCGGCCCTCTATGTCTGTGCCGTCAACTCTTAGAAAATCATTGTCAGCAACACCAGAAGTAAACTTGGCGACATTGGTGTTTGATATTCCAGTGTCTAACACAGCCGCTGTGCCAAGACCTAGTGATGTCCTAGCAGTAGACCCAGACTCTGCAACAAAGTTGCTACCATCCCCCACAATAAAGTTACCGTTAGTAACAGCAAGCCCCGCTACATCCTGAAGCTGTTGATCCAACCGTGCGTTTGCTACAGTTCCACTTGCAAGATTACTAGCGTTCAATGCAGTAAGCGCACTACCGTTGGCGGCTACTAAATTACCGCTTGCGTCCAGAAAGGACATCTTTTCTGCTGGCAACGTGCAGAATATAGTCCTAGTCCCTGAACTCCAACTAACCGCGCTATCGCTGTTGCTAGACTGAAGTATTGTTGTTCTAGCTAAAGTCGTACCTGATGATGTGTAAGTGCCAACGCCTATCTCAAAGTCAGAGCCGTCAGTGCAGCAATAGAAAGTCGTGTTGCTATTACCGATAACACTAAACGCTTCAAAACCAGTAACCGCACCAGCCAAAGTATATGTACCCGTGCCTGTAGTGGTTGTGGTTTCTTTTACCCTGTCTTTAAGAACAAGTGCCATTACTTCAACTCAATCGTAAGGTTGCCAGCGTTGATACGAAAAATATCCCCAGAAGCTATGGTCTTGCTGGCATCAAGTTCGCCAACAAACAGAATGTTCCCACCTGAAGAAGCATCCGCAACAAAGGAGTGAGTTATAGTGTTGTTCGTCCCACCTGATGCAGGAAACTCAATATTAGCTGCATTTACTGCCGTCTGAGTATCTGTAGAATCAGCCCCTATGGTTGTCCAGTTTGATGCTGTAACTTGTTGTCTTGCATAGTTTGTAAAAGTAGCTTCAGTCAAAGAGCCTGTTTCAGCAGCAGACACCGCCGTTGCTAAACCGACATAAATACTGTCGCCGGGTGACGAAAAGCTAAGAGAATTGTTTTTAAAAATAAAATGCAACAATCTCCTCTCTAGGTAATTTGTTGCAGCGTTACTTGTTGCCATTTGTCACTCCTTATGTGCGAGGCCGGTCGGGTAATCCTCTGCGGTATGCGTCACTATTTTCCCTAGCTTCTGCTAAATCTTTAATGCGAGAAATGGCCTCGGTAAACTGTTTTTCGTACATAGCGAGCATGTCCTGCTCACCCTTCATAAAAATATATGCTTCAACCAAAGATCCGTAAAGCAACGCAACTGAAGCGTTTGTGCTTAACCAAGTTGTGCCAGAGTCAGCCCCTGCCGTGAGTGAGGCTGGTCTATAATAATAATGTAACTCACAGGTGTAGTTACTATTTGGCGTAGGAGCCACTATAAAATTACTTACGTCAAAGTAAGCATAATATTTTGGAACACCTGTCGTGGCAGGATTTGGAGTATATTCCTGTATAAAATTAACGTCTTTTTGTAATAAAAATTCTTTTGAACTGCTATTAGTGATAGACAGAGAAAAAGATGCTAAATAATCAGTTGGAACTGACAAAAAAGGATCAGAGCTTGTTAAAGCACTCGTTGCATTTTTTCGGAAGAACTCAAGATCAACAAGCTTAAATATACGCTGCTCTGCGTTTTTAATAAATGTAGGCAGATTAGTAACAAAAGACGTTTCTGTGTTTTCTGTGTAGTCCTGTATGGCGGTTTTTAACTCTGTAAAGGTATAGCTCATTTATGCCTCCACCGTGACGGGACCAACCGTTGCATTTTTGCCCCCACCTTTTGTGCTACCAGACGTAGCCGTTCCTGAAGAGGCTGAGAAGGTGTATGTATCTTCGTCAACAACAGTGATGGAGTAACCCGAAGCTTGCTCCAAAATTGTTTTAGTAAAACCATCAAATCCATTTGTCGTTCTAAACCTTACGGTATCTCCAGTTGTTCTTCCGTGAGACAGTTCTGTAACAGTGATTGTTGCAGATCCTTGCGTTCCTGATTTAAAAACATCGACTCCTAATAGCCGTATAACAGCAGGCTCTTCTCTAGCAGGTCTAGCCTCTTTTAAAGTTTGAGGGTCATGTATTTTGCGAAAAGGCCCTAGTTGAGGATGTTTTCTTTCAAACTCATCTTTACCTACTATCAAACCGTTCCACTCTTTACGCATATCTTTGTAACGATAGGCAAGACCAGATCTGTCAGAGATTGCTTTGGCGTTTTTCCCTGTAGAGTATCTAGCCATTAGTTCGTCCTAAAATAGGCGTACTCAGGTGTAACATTGAAACTTGAACGATCCCGGTCCTCACCCATAGCGCGTTCAAACTCTTCCTCATAAATGGCTTTCAACATTTGAGTCCTGTTGGGGGCTCTTTTTAAAGATATATAGTAGGCTAAACCTGCTGCTAAACATGGATAAAACCTAAAAGGCACATCCATAGTATTGACAGGAGCATCTCCGTCATCAATTCGGGTTAAAGCATTGTACACAATAACATCTGTGCTGTTTTCAGGAGTAGGCCATATACGCAGGCTTGGAGTAACTTGACGATCTAAAAAAAACTGGGTAGGTCGGCCCGTCGTAGCCTTGTTTGGAATGGTAAGATCATCGTCACGGCTAACACGAGTTAACGCAAAATCAGTGCTACTGCGAGTTACAACAGCACTTAATATGTCAATCACATCGTCGGACAGAGCGTATGTTCTCGTGCCAGAGGTGAGAGCTTGTGTTCTTTGAGCTATTGTCCATTGGTTCAACCCACGGTTAGCCCATTCTGCAAGCATAAGATTAAGGGAGCGCCTAGCTGTCGTCAAATCATAGCCTGTGCGTACTTCTAATCCGCAACGCTCAAAAGCCTCTTCGACGTATTCGGCTACGTCTAATTCAAAATCCACGCTCCCAGAAACAGCCATCACTCATCTTTCGCGTACAGGTTGTCAAAAATTTGATTTACATCCATTGTATAGTCTAAATCTGACTTTGAATAGTGTATATGCTGAGAGGGCAAAAAGTCAGGAGCACCCTCTCCCGTCTCAAACCATGCCGGATGAGTTACTCTAACTCTATTGTTTGGCAGAGCTATTATGTTACCCGTCCACGGACCCGCATCTAAAAGCTCCAACACATGACTCTGTTTGTGTTGTGCAGGATCATCCGCTATCTCACTCTCAGTATAATCGACAGTAAAATAGTATTTAGCCGGAAAAAAATTTGGCCCAACTTTAGCCAACCACGGACAAGGATGAGCTCTGTCCAACCTATAAACAGCATGAGTATGAGACATGCAGTCCCAAGGCTGTGCAAAGTGAACGGGCATGGGCTCCGGCCACTCTTCTAAAGGCGTGTCCCCAACCAAAGCTGTGATTGGCATACGAGCCCACATGGCCCCGCCATGTACGTTTGGATCATCTGTGCCGTCTGTTTCACATCCCGTAAATATCATTTGAAAGCTCAAGCATCGACTTGGCATAGTCGTCACTGCAATCGCCATAGCATGAAGAAACTCTCCGTGATATTTTTGGTGATTGCAGGTATATTCCCTCCGCACCCAACATTTGAAGTGCGAAATATTGCTCTGAAGATATGGCACTATTGTTAGACCTTGCCGCCTTTAGCCATGCCCTTTTTCTTCATCATGCCGCCGTTAGCCATCTTCTGGACTTTACCGCCTTTAGCCATACCTTTCTTTTTCATCATGCCGCCGTTAGCCATCTTCTGAACCTTGCCACCTTTAGCATAACCCTTCTTTTTCATGGCTCCACCACCAGCCATTTTTTGGACCTTGCCACCTTTTGCCATGCCCTTTTTCTTCATGGGTGTGGCCTTTGCCCCACCGACGAGATCGGCGTAATACTCTTCCATACTCATAAATTCTTTAGCCATTTTACACTCCTATGCTTTAGCTAACTGAACCTGTGGTTCTCTTCCTTCGGTCCGGCATAACCGCACCGCATCCCCGTGCTACTACTGATCCACGAGTATTCTTGCCGTTGTAAGGCCGTTTTGCTTTTGTCGTTGGTATCGCAACACCGCCATTGCCCATTTTTCTGACTTTAGCCTTTTGTGTGTTGGGTACAACGGTCTTACCTTTTGATCCTGCTTTTTTCTTTTTACGAGCAGTTTTAGCTCGTTCAGACTTCGACAAACTGTTTGCTTTAGCTCTAGGCAAACAACGGTCAGGGTTTTTCTTATCTTTTGAAGTGCCACACGGGCCTTTGATAGAACCATCTGATCCAATCCTTACCCAATCTTGTTTAAGCCACTGCTTTAACTGTCCCATTATGTCTTCTCATGCTGTTTGCGTATCGCATCTTTACCAGCTTTAGCTATCCTAGCTTGTTCAGCCTTACCCGCTACTTTTGCTCTTTGCTCTAAAACAGTAAGTATTTGTATTTTTCTAGCGAAAGGTTTTTTAATTTTCTTTACCTTTGCCACGGTAGCCCTTGCGTCAGCCGGTGTAGCAAATTTTATGGAGACGGTATCTTTTGGATTTTCATCCGTATACAAACGTCTACCTGTTCCCTTTGGCTTTTTTCCTGTTCCTTTCTTAGGATTTTTTTCTTTTACCATTCTTAACCAACTTGGATAAAGTTTTTGCCTGACCTGCATGAGCCTTGGAGGCTTTTCTTAACTTTTTAGCAACTTTTTTAACCTGAGTTTTGGCTTTGCCTGTTAACATTTACTTTCCCTTTCGCTTGCCACCTTTGGCTTTTTTGGCGTAGTTGGGATCTTTACAGTATTTTGAGGCTGCAAGGTTTGCATACGCTGACGGGTATGTATCAAACGTCCTTTTAGCCCATGCCTTTCCTTCCGGACAGATCTTACCACCACTTTTCACCTTTCCGCCTTTTTTCATGCGAACAACTGATCTTGATCCTCTCCCACGAACAGGACATGCTCCTGCCCCTAATCTAACAGCACTGGTCATTTAGAACACTTTCTGCACGACTGCCGCAGCTACAATTAGACCAGCTATGCCCCAAAGACGTTGATCCAACTTGTCCAGTTGTTTCTGTATCTGAGCATATCGGCTATTGCACTCTTCTTCGTGCTTTTCCAAAAGTTTTAAAACGTCGTCGGCTTTCATTAACACTTCCACCTTCTTCTAGCTTGACGAAGACGACTATTTGGATTTTTAGCCGCCTTCGGAAACTTTTTCATCTGTCCAGCAGATCTAGCACAAAAAGACTTTCTACGTTTAGCCGCCGCACTACCCTTCTTAACTTTACCTGTAACAGCCGTTTTTAACTTACTTCCGGGGTTTTCTCTGCGATACCTTTCAACTCCGGCTTTAGTCATTCCCGCTCCAGATTTAGTGGAGCGAAAATACTTTTTAGTTTTGGGCGGCTGTTTGTCTTTTTTTCTAGCCATGAAAGAAAGTCATCATGTCGATGGTTCCAAGCGTGTACTGAACCGACATGCCATCTTCAAACAAAACACCTTGATCAGGTATGGTTCTATCAATCGTTGTGTTATCCGTCCCTATTGTTCTGGATTTAAACAACGCCGTACCACTTTCGGGAGTTCCGTTAAAATAGCTTATCGTCCCAGCCGTTCCGCCAGAGACTATGGAGAAGCCCTTCAACCTAATCCGGTTACTGCCTTGGATGGCTTCAGCGCACAAAGTCCCTGAACCAACCTTTATGTTGGCAGCATATTGAGCGGAACATTCAACCGCTGTAACAGTCAAGAACAGTTTTGTCCCAGCAACTGCTTCAGCACTTCCGGTTGATGTTATGGTCTCGGTTAGACTGTTCCCAAAAACATCCGTGCCAGTAATGGTGGTAGTTTTACCATTATCACCAGTGCCAGTTGTTGTAACGATAATGTTACGAGCACCGCCCCCAAGAAACGTGGTGTTAGCCAACGTCGCTGTGGTGTTAGGTCTGGCAGCAGTTACGATGCGATCATCATCTGACGCATTTTCATCACTGATGAATTTGGGAGTTACAACTGTTGTTGACATGTTTCACTCCCACTAGGCTGCGTAACCCATTAGCTCAATAAAGAGTTTACCGGCAGTATAATCAGCATCTGTTGTATCACCAAGCGTCAGATACAGGAACTCATCTGCGGCGGGAACAGCGGTAAAGTATACTTTACTGCCTAATGTAGCGTCACCAGCGTTGACCAAAAGAGTTTCTGTCAGGCTTGATATCGCACCGTCTTCAACGCCCGTTCCCTCTGTAGCAGAGTGCACGTTGATATCTGGATCTCCGCCAGTTGGCGCTTCAAAGCACTCCATGCTGCCAGTTAAGATAGTTCCGTTTTGTGCCGCTGTAATTTGACCGATGTGACACACGTTTGAAGTTCCGTTTACTCCAATGATGTCTCCACTTGCAGTGGACCGCAAACCTGTTAAGTCAATAAGAATGCGTGTTGTAATGATACCGCCCACGCGCTGTACAGAACTACGATAGATAGTTCCTGTGCCGCCTGTGATGCCTGTACCAGCCTCAGTTGCAAGAGTGTTGGCGTCAAAAGAAGATACGCCTGTTGAACTAATGCTTGAAAGAGTGCTGATAGCACCTGTGGATGAATTTTCGCTTATAGAGGTAAATCCGCCTTTTGAACGGACTGCACCTGAAAAGGTGGTGTTAGCCATGTAGATCTCCTGTCTTGGCTAGTGTCAGTCGCCCAATGCAACTGTCAGGATCAAAAAACTATACAATAAAAAAGGGCGACTGTGAAGCCGCCCTTTAAAACCCCACGGGAGGAAGGGTTAATTAAGCTGCGCCCGGTGTTCCAAACACACAACGCCAATCAGAAACACCGAAGCTGTAACGCTCACGGGCCTTGAACCGCATGTTTCCGGTGTCAAAGTCACCTTCCATTGCAGTTTTGATTGGGGAACGGTTGAAGTGCTTGAAGCCGTTAGGGGCATCAGTCTTAATAAAGAACGCATCTGTGTCGGTCAAGAAATGGTTAACCACTGCACCTTCAGGCAGCATTCCCATATTCTTAATCGCGTTTGCGTCGTTATCTGCTGTAGCCGAACGCAGGTTTGAATTGATCACGCGCTCTGCAATAAATTGCAGTTCTTTCGGAATGATCAGCTTCATGCCGCGTACAGCGATCTTCAGACCACGCTCATCTGTCAGACCAGCGATATCAATCAACATCTGCTCAAGTGAAGTTTCATTCAAGTCAGCAGCGGTTGACAGCAGGTTACGCTGATTACCAGACAGTGAAGGGTGTGAAGAAGAGCAAAGTGCTGCACCGTCACCGATTGCAGAAGCGCCTGTACTGAACGCATTGTTCAAAATAGCCGCAGCTTTAATCTGCTTGGTCTGAGCCATAGAGCGGGCCAGAGCCTTGGTGTAGCGAGATGCCAAACGGTCGTAGAGGTTATCTTCAATGGCTTCTTCTGTGATTGAAAATGCCAAAGCGATAGTCTCATGTGTATACCGTGCAGTGAAGGTCTCTTGAGCATCGTCAAAAGAAATAGCAGCACCTTCTTGTTTAGTTGGCGCTGTTGAGAAACCCCCAAGCATCACTTCTTCTTCAAAGGAACGGTCTGAAGCTTCTTCGTCGAAGATCTCCGCGTGTTCGTTCTCGTAACGGTCGTACTCTAGCCCGAACAGTGCATTTAGACCGGGTTCTAGCTCTTTAGCTAGTTGTGCTCTTGAAATAGCCATGTTCTAGCCTCCTATATACCGGTTGTTGCATAGGTGCCAACTGCAATAGTTCCACCTGTGTTAAAATGACCGTTCAAACGAACGATGTACTGATGACCAACAGCAGAGTAATCCGTATTACCCTCGTCCTCAAAGAGGCCGACAATACGAACATCTAGCGTGTTTGTAGTAGCGGCAGAGCTAATATCAAGCATATCGCTTGACTTACCAGTATCTGTGCTACCGTTGTTAACGCTTGCCATGTCACAGTTAGAGAAAACGTCTGCCAACGCGGTCGCCCGGTCGGTGTTCGTTCCATCTGCTGCAACAACAAACAACTGCATTGGATCATCATACACGTAAGCTTTGACAGGATGATTTGTGTCAACGCTCACTGCATTTGATCCGGGCCAGTAATTAAGGTGTGTCGACTTACCAGTAACTGAGTCTACATACTCAACACCACCTAAAACGCCTAGAGGAGCAATCGCCTGATCTGAAATGATGATTGTTCCTGTGCTTGCGGGCACAACAATGCCCCCGTTGTAGATAGCAGTAGTGTAGTTGTTAGCAATCTCATACATCGTCGTAGCGTTGTTATTGGGATTGCCACCCACTTTACCAATAGGACGAAGGCCAAACCCACCTGTAAGTGTATTCGCCATTAGGCTCTCCTATTAAAAAATGGTGCCCTTATCTTTGTGGGCCACCAAAGGTTACACGAGATTGACGATCTGCTTTAGAAATCGTCATAGTCGAATGTGCGTTCTCGCGCATCATATCAGAGTCTACCGCCTGCATCTGATCAGTGCTTCTTTGATTAAAGTAAGCACTTCTTTCAGCAACCGTTTCGTCTGGTATACGAGCAAGAATAAGTCCACCTACTCCAAACACACCTTCATATTTACCTGAGTCAATTACCGGGGCCTCAAAGTCTGGATACTCATCTCTACGGACAAGCTCATAACCCTCACGCAATTTTGCGCTGATGTTTTTAGTATCGTCAAACCCACGGGTCTCAGCCCTAATCCAACGATGCTTAAAACCTTCCGGTGCAGGCGGTGCATCCAACATAGACGGGGGAGCCCACGGCTTACGCTGCGCCGTCTTCTCCCTAGTTTGGTTTGCGCGAGAAGTACGTTTTACAGTACCTTCAAACATTTCATCTTGTTTTTCAGCCATTTAACTTACTCCTTCACGTATTTCGCGTACTCTTCAAGCGGCACACCCAATTTTTTTGCTATCGCAACTTGGCTAGGGGTGAGTCTAACCTTTTTCCCACTACTGCGCCCAGATGTCGTGCGGGATACAGAAGCAACTGTCTGAGCGGGGCGTTTGCTTCCACCGTTTTTAAGCTTATGAGGAAACTCTTCCTGCATACGCTTGTCAAGTTCAGTATAGTATTCATCTGACTTAGGGTCAAACCCTTCATTCTCTACAAGCTTTTTATGAACTCCAAAGGCCGCATATGTCATGGCTTCATCAGATCCGAACCACTCATTTCTTGAGGCCCAATCTTCTGCTTTGGGGTCCGGACGGCGCGGCTGTTGTTGCGGCATGGGTTGCTGAACTTGAGTTTGCTGTTGAGCTTCAGCTTGTTGAGCGTAACGCTCTTGCTGGAGTTTAGCTTGCTGGGCACGGTCATTCTCAATCGCTAAAGATGTCATTTTACGTTGTGCCTCCACAACGCCATTTGTATCGCCAATCTCCATAGCTCTGGCGAGCTCTTGTTCTGCCGTGCTCATCTGGCTAGTAACACGATTGGTGTATTCATTGACATAATTAGTGTCGAGAGTGTTCATGCGCTCTTTGAGTTGGTCAGACTCATTCTTCACGTTTTGTGCATATCGAAGAGCCTCTTCTTCGCGACGCTCTGCTTCACGCATTTTTTTAGTCAACCGGTCAATGCGTTTTTGAGTGTTACTTTCAGCTTTTTCAAACTGATCGTCTTTTACCTCAACTTCACTTTCTTCACTTGACGGCTCTTCAAGAGCTACCTCGGTCTCTTGCGCGTCATCCAAGTCTAATTCAATTTGTTGTTTTTCTGCTTCAGCCATTACTTGCTCCTAGAAATGAAGAATATCTTCTGGTTCCGAAATCTTTGCCAAAACCTCGTCATCGTTGAGGATCCGGACCTCCCCGCCGTCTATTTTGAAGCGAGACCCTGAATAACGCGCAAACATTACCCAATCACCCTGCTCACACCAAGGACCCGTAGGAAACTTTTCAGTGTCCAAGTAAGCTAAATCGCCAACTTTGAGAACATACCCGACTTGTGTTGAAACCGTTTGTTCTTGCACGACCGCGTCAGGAAGATAAATTCCTCCGTCAGTTTTGCCTTTTCCGCGGTATGGAAGAACAAGAATACGCCATCCTGTTGGAGTCGGCATTCTTTCTAGAAGAGAACCCCCAATGGCTTCGGGGTCTAGTACCCTATCTGTAGGCTCTTTGTAAGCCTCTGCGAGGTTAGCGACTCCCTCTGATGCGGCACTTAAATCAACGCTTTTTGCCTCAGTCATTGCTGCGCTCCTGTTTGTCTAGCAGGCTCTTGAGTTCCTGTTCCACGTGATCTAGGGATTTTAAGTTCCCCATGAGCTCACGATACTGCTCCATGTTCTTAACATTGTCATAAATCAACAAGTCTTGAACAGCTTGTCGCCGCTCTTTTATTATGCGGAAAACGGCTTCCGCAAAGTAGACTTCATCCAATCTGATATCTCCGCATTAAATCTTAGGTGTTCTTATAACACACCTTGAAGATATCACAAGTTATCTAAAGCTCGCATACGTGCTACTAAACGCTTGGCACGGTTGGTTACCTGATCATACCAGCGGCTGTCCACCATCTCATCTGCTGCGCGGTTCCAATCACGAGCATCAACCCCTGCCTTCATGCCCTTAAATTTGCTAAGTCTTGGCCTGCCCATATTGAACATCATGTTTGCAATTATGTGCTGACACTCTTCAGGCAAATCATCAAAGTCATCGTACAGGATTTTGCAGTCCTCTATAGTCACAGCGATATCCAAGTTAAAGCGTTGACGCACACGCTCTTCATCTACGGGAGTGCCAACAGGCTGACCACATTCAGGATCGTCATCCTTGACCAACGCTCCGATTCCGAACGTGGGCAGACCAAGATGGTCTAAATAAATTTCAAACTTACAGCCCTCGTCTTCGGCTATTTCTTCGCGTAATTTTTCTTTGTCCATATTTACTTCTTTCCAAAAAACTTAGTAGCGCTACGAACCCCAAATGAGGCAGCAACGATAACCCCCAAAGAATATTGATACCATTCTGGCATCGCTTTGAGTTGTTCAAAACCATTTGCTACTACCTCCTCCATGCCCGGAATAAAGGCTAGGATTAACGGGATAGAAAACAAAATAGTTAGCCACTCGTCCTTCCAAGACGTTTGACTACCTTTTGCCATCTCTAAGTCCCAGTCGATCTCACCCGTGGCCTTTTTTTCCATAATAACCGCTTCAGCCTTGGCCTTTGCGACTTTCGTTGCAGCTTCTGCCTTAGTTTTTTCCACTTTACCATCTAGCCATGTCCCGGCTAATGACGCTATTGGTCCTATAAGGGCCTGTAACATTTCAATATACCTTTACTGTCTCAGGGTCCACACGACGAGGAACACAGTATGCGGTGACACGATCTCTCTCGTCAATATACTGTGAGAAGCCATAGTTTCCATATCTTTTAGACACTTCTGAGGCAAAGTAGTTACACTCTGTAACCGAATAAAAATACATGTCCGCACTGTCTAGTTTGCGAAAGTCCCCTGTGCCAAGATATACCAACAACAAAAAGGCATCTATCACTTACGACTCATCCACGCGGTTGTGCCCATGTAAGCACCAACAATGCCTGCGCCACTGATGTAGAATAAGTTACTTATATCTGATAAGGCCTCAATACGCTCAAGGGGTATCCAAGGTGTAAACAAGGCAGCGGTAAACAGCCCCATACCTATTAAAGTGTACCTTGCCATTCGCAACTGAGCCAAGCTCTTACGCAAATCACGCTCTGTTTCACGAATTTCTTTAGCATGTTCTAGTTCTTCGTCAGTGATCTCCCCATCACCATCTAGATCATATTTAGCGTATTCAGTGCCTTCTTGAAATTTTTTCGTCACTTCTGACTCTCCCGTACAGCTTTTAACGTCTCTTGCACCGTCATGTCCTTTTTAGCGTTTGGATCATACTTACACTGATACTCTGATGGTATGTATTCCATGTAGTTAAATATCTGGGACTCAATGGTATTGTTTGCGCCTTTAAAGATACAAACAGTTTGTTTTTTGTCTAGCTTCTCGCACTTTACCTTACGACAAGTAACCATCTGATTATCTGCGTTAGCGATAGTTCCTTTTAAAAACAGAACAAAACCAAAAAGAAGCCCTATACCAAGCAACCCCATTAAAATCCAAGCAACAATCTCAACAAACTTCCGACGCCGTTGCCGTTGTTTATACAAAGTTTCCTGCCTTTGTTTTCGGATCTGACCTTCCATTTTTACAAGAGCGTCCCATTTAGACTTACCAAAAGTAAGACCAATCCATTGTTGAAGCTCTCGTCTTTGCTGTTCAGCTTTTTCTTTAGCAGCAAAGGCTTCTATTGCCTCTTGTTCAACAGACTTACCGTTGAATAGCTTTTTAAATATGGGCGGGTTCTTGGCTTCTTTCTCAAGCATGTCAAGATCACTGAGCGCACCCATCCAACGCGACAGGTCTGTCGCCATCGACTCAATGTCTCTGCCTATTGCAAAGCCTTTTTTAATAGCCCCAAACGCCGCTGATGCGGTCGCCATAGCTGTTACTGGATCCATTTTGCCCCCTAAAATGCCTTATTGGCGTTTGAGCAACTCCCGCTCTCTGGCAGCATCAATACGAGCCGCGGTCTGCCGCTCTTGGCTTGCAAGCCGTTGTTGGAACTGTTCAGACCGCATCTGCTGGTTCTGTGCATCCAGATTAAGTTTGGCAGCATCAAGCTGTGCGTCAGCCTGCTCAGACTGCGCCCGTATCTGAAGCTCCTGCTCTTTGAGCT